TTTTTAGTATCAGTAGATGGGTTTGCAATATCATCCTCTGCTTCTTTATCTGAATTATATTCTTTACTTGTCTTAGTGTTCCTTAATACTACTTCTGTTTCACACTTAACAACTGGTACTTTCTTACCATTTATTTCTGTGTATGTTACTTCACCTTCTTCTATAAACGCCATATTTTTCTCCTTAGTCCCTGTTTATTTCTAATATTGCACAAGTGCCTTCGAATATATTAGCACTCGCTGCTTGTAATTGTAGTTTATCATTCTCTTCTAACACAATTGAGCCATCAGAGATAGACTTAGAATCTCCTGAGTTTACAGTATGTTCAGCAAATTGAAAAGCAGTTGTTGCTGAATTATCATATAAAAATGCTTTTATTTCTGTGTTTCCACCACCAACATTAGCGGTGTGTATATTTTGTATTATAGCTCTAGAGTTAGAAGGCACAGTGTAGATATCTGTCACATTGGTTGTAGTTAAATTAAACTGTGCGTTTTTATATATATTTGCCATATTAATTTCCTGATTTAAACCAAGTAAATCTTTCCGTTTCTTGTTTTAATTCATTTAAAAATGTAGAGTTTAATTGTTCTACAACTAAAGAAATTGCTCTGTTAATTTGTTTTTGGTTAGACACATCATAGTCTTGTTTAGGTTCTGGTAATCTTACTAATACTTTAGCCATTATCTACGTCCATCCGGTTGTACATCTATTCTAAAAGTTCCAAAACGCCAAGACTCACTAACATTAGTATTTTCTATTTTTATATTAACAAATCTTCCTCTAGCTCTTGTATCTTTTTTATCAGTGCTAGAAGTAATTGTAAAAGGACTAAGCGCTGTTGTTGTTTCGGATTGTTGTGGATAACGTTTGACAGCAAGTGTTACTTTTGCATTACCTTGTAGATCTTTAAAATCTGGTATAAATCTTCTCATAGCTAAAAATACATCTCCGGAAAGTGTTGATCCTGTAGATTTACCTTGAGCGTTTTTTTGACTTGCTTGTAAATCAAAATCATATGATTTTACAAAGGATGTAACTGTTGTTGTACTACCATCTGCATTAACTTGATCAGTACCTACTTCATGCTCAAACAAAGTTGTTTGACCTAAACCATCCTCACCCACAACTTCAGGAAATGTTCCTGATGCAGAAGAATTAAATTTAGTTGCAATAGGTTTTGGATAAACTGTTGCATCAATCCAAGAAGTTCTTGCTTCTGTTCCAATATACCAAACACCACCTCTTACTTGTTCACCATAATTAAATACTACATATTGATCATTGTAAGTAGAATTAGTTGACGGATAATACCAAACAACTTCTGTAAATTGATTATTTAAACCAGCGTATACTTGTTGACCTTTTGTAGTATCAGCTTGATCATATACATAGTCTTCAACAGAACATGGTAGTGATTTAACTGTACCATCAAACATAAAGAAACCATTTGGACTCATCCAAAAAGCAACACCATCAATTTCAACAACTGCATTCTTACCTATCAATCCACAGTTAGTACCAACTTGTTCAAATCCAAAAGTAAAAGGTGCACCAATAAATTTCATTGAATACAATGCGTTATCAGTCCAAACTAAAATAGAGTCTTTACCTTTTAAGGCTCCCATAATTTTTGTACCATCTTGTAATCTTTGAGTACCCGCAGTATTAATTGCCGTAGGGGTATAATCATTTATGTCTTCTTGGTCCGAGAATCTTATAAACATATTATCTTGTGTTGCAGTACTTCCAATAGTTGTTTCTGTACCTAAATGAATTAAGTGACGTGTTGTAGGTGACACTAATGTAACTCTTGTTGCTGTTGGATTAGCTGATGTAGAAAAACCAGATGTAGTTGTAGATGCTCTAGTTGTTAATCTTGCAGCATCTCCAGCGTTCCATGTAAATGTTTTACCGTTTGCAATAGTTGAAACTAATACTTGACCAAAATTACTTAATGACCATAGTCCTGGTTCAAGAGTTACTACAGATGCAGAAGAGGCTTCACCCCAATCTACAAAGTCTGCAGCATTGGTTACGGTTGCGCCACTTGAGTGTGCAGCTCTTGTTGAACCATCCACTGCTCTTGTAATACCTGTTAAGTTGTTTGTTGATACACCTGTGTAAGAAATTAATTCTGTTCCAACTTGTATTCTACCAGTTGCTGGAAAACCTGAAGCAGATGTCAAAGCAATTGTTGATCCTGATGTACCACTAGTATTGTCACCAAGTGTTCCATTTAAAGTTGTTGTTACAGCACTTGAAACTATACCATCCCATTCTGATATACCCCAACCATAACCATAAGATTGTGCAGCAGGGCCGACAGGTTCGTAAGGAGTAATATCACAAGAACCACCTCCAGCAGCTCCTGTTGTAGTTTGTGTTCCTGTTACAATCGCAATTAATGAGTTTGTAATTCTAGTTACTTGAAATAATTTACCTTCAAATGCAGCATCAGTTAAACCTATACCTGGAGGTACACTTACATTACTTAATAAAATAATATCTCCTGATTGTAAATTATGAGCTGAAGAAAAAGTTACTGAGACTTCATAAGATTCATCTGTTGCAGACATTACAACACTTCCGATTGTAGATTTAATTGGAGTAATATCGTACAGTTGACCTTCAAAATAGATAAGTAAAAACTTATCAGTTCCTATTGCAACATATTTGTTTCCATCTAAATCAACAAATGCAAACTCACGTCTTGCAACACTAACAATACTATCTGTAACTAATGATGACCAACCTCCTACTTTTTCAGGTAGTCCATATCTAAATCTAGTGTTATCACAATCTACCCATCTATTTTCTGCACCTGATTCGGTGTCTTGTTTATCGATTCCCGGTAAGACTTTAAAGTCAATTAGAGCCATGGTCCGTGATCCTATATGTTATCTTTATAGATCCAGCCTCTTGTAGAGTTTACATATACCAAAGTAAATGCAGCTCCATTTGCGGATACTGTTAAATTAGCGGCATTTCCTAAAATAGGTGAACTATTTCTATTGATAGTTAAGTTGTT